ATACACCACTAAAACCAGATATACCACTAAAGCCAGAAATACCTGAGTCACCGCTATAGCCAGAAACACCAGAGAAGCCACTTATACCACTAAAACCAGAGAAGCCGCTTATACCACTAAAGCCGCTTATACCACTAAAACCAGAAACACCAGAGAAACCAGATATACCACTAAAGCCAGAGACCCCAGTAGCACCCTGAGGTCCAGTAATATTACCCACATTATTCCATAATGATCCGTTATAAACCCAAAGATCATTTGTTGCTTGATCTATTACGCCGTCGCCCGCTGCTGCACTAGGAAATGCTGTATTAAGTGTAGTCTGTGGATTATTAGGTGGATTTACGTTTACGTCTAGTACTGACCCTATAATAGAAACTGCAGGACCTATAGGACCGGTTGCACCTTCTAGGCCGCTAAAACCACTTATGCCACTGAAACCTGATATGCCGCTAAAGCCAGATATGCCGCTAAAGCCAGATATACCGCTAAAGCCAGATATACCACTGAAACCAGAAATGCCGCTAAATCCTGAGAAACCAGATATACCTGATAATCCCGAAACGCCGGTTGCTCCTGTAGCACCCGGTTCTCCTGAGAATCCCGAGAATCCTGAAACGCCCGTTGCACCAGTAGCACCTGTTGCTCCATCAGGCCCTACTATTTGCCCCACATCATCCCATAAAGCACCATCGTATACCCAAAGATCGCCAGTATCGTCAGCAATAACACCGTTCCCTGCAACTGCACCAGGGAAGGCTGTGTTCAATGCTGTTTGCGGTGAGCCACCTACTGTAGCTATTGATCCTGTAATAGTTACTGAAGTTCCTGCCGGGCCTGTAGATCCTTGTGTTCCGCTAAAACCACTTATACCGCTGAAACCTGATATACCGCTAAAGCCAGATACGCCACTGAAGCCAGATACGCCACTGAAGCCAGACGCGCCTGTAGCACCCTGAACACCCGTAGCACCTGTTCCCGGTACTATCCATGATAAGTTACCACTACCATTAGTGGAAAGAACATATCCAGATGTTCCGCCAGTAACTATTACATTACTTACTGGGCCTAAATTTGAAACACCATTAACTGTAAGATTAGCTAATGTCCCTACACTTGTTATATTAGGTTGTGCTGCTGTTGTTAATGTACCTGCAACATAGTTTGCTGTTAGTAAATTACCTGAGTTAATATTTCCTGCAATAACGTTACCCGTAGTTGTTATATTACCACCAGAAATAATTGTATTTGATGCAGTATTACCCACAGTTAAGGATGTTGTTATGACCGTGTTTGCAGGTAAGTCAATGTATAATGACTGTGCGGAAGATGTTATCGCCGCGTTTAATAGTATTCCCGGTGCTGATACTCCTAATGCTAATGAAGATGTTTGTACTTGTACTTGAGCAATATTTGCAGCTATTAATATGTTACCGGTAGTATTATTAACAGTTATGCCTGGTTGAGCCGTTCTATTAATAGACTCTACCCCTTGTTGCGACTGTGCAGTATAAAGTTCTGTAAAGTTTTCTTGTACTTTAGTGAATGCTGTTCTTATAGCATCTGCATTTGGATCATCAGGAAATGTTCCGAAGTCTATATTTTTTTGCGACACAAGTATATCCTCTATAATATATTACTGTATTTATCATTGTTACAAACAAAAAAATACCCGGCGAACCGGGTATTAAAGAAACGTTCAGTTGAGCATTATTATTATTATCTTATTCCGCTTAGTTTCTTCCAATCATCAAGCAAACTAGACTCTGCTACTTTAACTTTAGTATGCGGTAAAGTAGTTTGATCTTGTTTTTGTCCGTTCAATCCACCTGAAATAACTCTAGTCATAAACTCAATGTCTTGTTCAAACGTATTGTCTTTTATGTTTTCAGAACCTTGATATCCAGCGTCATTAGCCCACTCAGTTAATTCTTCTTCGCTTTCGTCAATTTCTTCTTCGTTGTCAGACATTGCACCAGCTAGTGCTTGATCTTCTTTAGCTTCTGCGTTTTCGTCAGCAGTAGTTTCAGCTTCACCGGAATCAGGAGCATTTGCTTCGGATACTTCAAACTCCATTTGATCTTCAGTTTCATCTTCGTCTGTTCTTTTTCCAAATTTTCCATAAGAATCATCTCTACGATCTTTCATAGATTGTTCTTTACCAGATTCTTTACCTGTACTCATTCCCAATGATTCATCTTCTTTGTCATCGTAGCCTTGTTCTTCACCAACTACCAATGCTTTACTGTCTGAATCATTGCATCCACAATCACCTGATCCACATACGTCACATGATGCATCTTGAGATTCTTCATCTTCGTAATCATTGCCTGCTACTTTCTGCATCAGTGCCATCATGCCATCATGATCTCCAGTATCTACATTTGAGTCAGGATATACACTTTGCGATCCTGCATCAGATTGTACCGGGGCGCCGTATGCGCTAGTTCGTGCAGTGTCTTCACCGCCGAATAATCCTAAACCAGCTTGCTTAATCAGGCTTAGTAACTGATCGGCTTCACTATCTTGTGCTGAAATAGTAACAGAGTCAGGTGATCCTTGCTGGCCCTTAGAAATAGAAACAGTCATACCTTCTTTAACTGGTTTCTTAGTATCACTTGACAAATCTTTTTTCATGTCAGCTTTTGATTTGCCATGTTCTTTTTTAAATTCAGCATCAGACATTTGTTTCATATCAATATCAATGTCTTTCATTTTGCCTTCATTAACTTCTTTGCTCGTACTAGTTTCAATACTAATATCTTCTGCCCTATCTCGTAGATTTTCTCCCTTTATCCAATCCTGAGCTTCTTTTTTACTCGCAAATCCTTTCTCTATTTTATACGTGTCTCGGTTGTTAGGTAAATAACGAACTTGGAATTTAGGTGTTACTGCTTCATTCAATAAAGCATTTAGTTCACGATCCCACGACTCAAACGCCATCATATCGTCATCACTTACATCATCAAATCCACCAAACGCAAACTCACTACCGCCTCTTGGTGAAGGAGTATCTATCATAGAATCTTGTGATACCATGCCAGGCATCATACCGATATCTTGTTGCATTCCCATGCCGCCGCCTAATCCATAGCATTCGTCTAAACCAGATTTGTATCCATCAAGATAAGCTTGTGCTTCTTGTGAACCTTCTTCATACTTACAACTGAAAGTATCGTTTGCCATAGCATGTGCTTTACCAAGTAATCTTGCTGACTCGGTTGGATTCGTACCTTCTTTAACTGTTTTCTTTTTCGCAACAGCTTTTTGTAATCCAGCTGGCAATTTTTTCTGCGCGGCGGTTAACCCTGCACTGCTCTTTTTATCAGTAGAACCTGTTTTCTTGTCAGCCGCAGCTTTTTTCATTGGTTCTTTTTTGTCACCATCTTTATCTAAGTCTAAAAAGTCTGGCTTAGCTTTAGCTTCATTTGTCTTTTTCATTGTTGATACCTTTTGTTTGTCGGCTGCTGCCTTTTTCATTGATTCTTTCTTGTTGCCATCTTTGTCTAAGTCTAGAAAATCTGGCTTGGCTTTTTTAGCTTCTAAAGTCTTGCTGTTTCTTCCAGCGCCTAATCCTGCACCAAAGTCGCTGTCATTGGTTGGCATAGCTGCTTCATCAGTTTTATTCTTTTCAGGTTTAGGACAATCTGCACAAGCATACTTAGCATTCGCACCTTCCCCTTTCTTGAATAAGGGTTTGTTGTGTTGAGTACATAATGCAGGAGTTGTTTTTTTTGTCTTTATATCTTTCCACATTAAAGGAGAACCCTTTTCTTCGTTAGTTTTTTCTTTTTTGTCAGGTAAGCCTTTGTGTTTAGTTTTCGCAAACTTTTCTAACTCTTTAGCGGGCATTTTTGCCATTTCTTTTGAAGCACCTTTTAGTGTACTTTTTGGAGAATCACCACGCTTAGCTGCTAATGCTGCACCAGCTGCTTGTTGTTGTGACTTACTTTTTGCTTTTTCGGTTAGCTTGGCTTCATTAAGATTATCTACATATTCAGTTTCTCTAACATCAACTATAACTGTTTTACCAGCATTTCTTCCAGTTAATTCTAATTCCACTTCAAGATAAGTTGGGTGTAATTCACTAATTTTACCTATTACAGTTTTACCGTTATAGTTAGCTTTTACTACATCACCAAGATGAAGACCGTGTAATTCTGTAGCATATTGATCACTGCCGTCATCATGATCGTAATCATCACCGTCATAATCATCATCAACTTCATTTAATTCATCACCAGCTAAACTCATTTCACCTTTACCAATGCTTTGCTTAATTTGATTAGCTAAGTTTGGATTAGTAACTGTACCAAGAGTTTTATCACCTTGTTTGATTACTTGAGTGTTTTGTTTAGCAGGTTGAATAGTAACTTGTTCAGCTTCAGCAAGTAAAGCGTTAAACATACTTTTTAAAGATGGCTTCGTGTTTTCTTCTAAACTTGCAGCAGAAATGGGTTTATCAGCCACATAAGCATCAATACCAGCAGTTGATTTCAACTTCCATTTATCAGCAGCTTTTTTAACAGCTTCATAACTAGAGTTAGCCTTAACTTCATACTTGCCTTTTTTAGCATGAACACATACATACGGGCGTTCAGCACTTTCGTTTAGAACTCTTTTACCAGTAGTAGTAACTTTCTCTTCTTTAGTAGTGCCTTGAAGTTCAGTCATTTTGTTTAATAAATCTTTCATACTCATAATAGATTCCTTATCTTCCGGCGCCAATCTTGGGCTTAGCTGGTCTGTTGATAGTACTCATTGGACTTTTATCGCCCATTGATTTCATGTATTCTTCGGGCTTAAATGGATCAAACGCTTGTTTAGTTTTCTCACCAGCATATGGGCTTTCAATTTTATGATCTTTCATAGACTTTTCAATTTCGTCTAAGTAAGAATTACCATATGCTTTTGCTGCTGCTTTAGCAGATTTATCATCGGGATAATCGTTAGTTAATACTGGTGACTTTTCCATTTGATTTTCATACTGTTCTGCTTCATGATCAATGCTGTCATCAAACGCAGTAGAAACTAATCGCACTCTGTTTTCATCTATGTTTATTAATCTAGCCATTTGTCTAACCATTGGCTCAGTTGCAGGATATCTAAACTTTGCTTTAATGATATTTACAGACTGATTTGTAACACCAGGAAATCCATATGGTGATTTTTGAATAGGTGTAGAAGTTGGTCCAGTAATTTCTATTGGATCAAATTTATTCAAGTTATACTTGAACAGGTCCATCTGTTTAGCATCTATTTCGCCTACAATTTTAATAGTGTAGTCGTAACTGTGTACAGATTCTACCAAATAATGTTTGAAGCTTCGCATGGTTAATCCTTAAATATGTATAATATCTATTATTTATCTTTATCTTTTAAAATCTACTTGTCTTTTGTATAAAGTTTTAAAAGTTCGTTTCTGTCTAATGCTTTACCTTCACCAATAGGTGTGTTTTCTACTTCTTCGTGTTTGTTTTGTAGTTTTTGATCCAGGGCGGCTTTTTTCAACTGTAAATCTAGTTGTTTTAGCTTTTTATTAATTTTTGCGGTTTTTGCCGTAATCGCATGTCCTAGCATACTACTAGCACTGTTGAATATTTCACTTGAAAATCTAGATTCTACTTGCATACCTAAGTCCATTAAATCTCTATAGCTACTAGTTGCTAATCCTGCAAGTTCATCTAATTCACTATCTGCTGCTTCTAATCCTCTTACTTGAGGTAATGCAGCTTCTATTTTTTCTAAGTTAGTTAAAGCAGTTTGGGTGATTTCTTGCGCGCGGTCAAAAATAGGTTCTGATAAATCAGTATCTGAAATATCAGAGTCTTCGGGTAATTGAAAAAGTTCGCTTAGTTTTTTAGTCATAAGACTATTTATTAAAAAAGATTTATCTTTTTCCTTTTCTACTAGTTGTATTCATAAAGATAGAATCTTCACTTATTACTCTAAAAACAAATCCCTGTTGTTTACAATAAGACATTGCCGCAGCAAACTTAGCTTGATTAACTATCGCGTGTGCTTTATCGTGTCTAGTCTTTGCTTCTTGTAATGATGTTTGACTTTTAGGTTTTACTTCAATTATTTCAGCTAAAGTTTTGTGATGTTTGTTTTCATACATTACAAAAAAATCAGGCACATAATTTGATCGTTTACCAGTAAGCGGATTTATATAAGGAATAGCGATAGCTTCACTAGCCCATTTTAGAATATGTTTGTTTTCGTCCAAGAACATCATGATTCGTAATTCCCATGAACTTCGGTATCTTGGTTTATTGTTGCCTATGTACTTTTCAGGATTCTTTGGGACATACATTCCTTGCGCCCATTTAGCCATGTTATTGTACTACGTTTCTAGCGGCAAGTTGATTTGGTCTAGGAATAACTCCTGTACCATAAAGTGAAGTATTAGATTTAAAACTATTTAAAAAATAACAAATAACACTATTCATTTCTAATTTATTTGGTAAGCCCTGAATTTGATTTAATAAATCTAAAACAGGTATATCTGCTTGTTGCGATATTCTAAAAAGATTAGAAGTAAAGTTCCCTGCTATAGTATCGTTGTTTGATGTTGATTTAAAAAATGAAAATACAATATCAAACTCGCTGGCATTTATATTGAGTTTAGTATTATAGAAGTTATCAAAAATTAATATAGTTCTATCAGGGCTTGTTTGATTATCAATTATAGTAGGCATAACATTATTTATACTTTATGGAATAAGTCTTCTAGAAATCGGGGCGCCTAAACTTATAGGGGATATGAAGTAGCTCCTGATTTATTAACTTGACCACCTGCATTAGTGATAGCTTGAACTTTCGTGTTGTTATTTGCTCCTGCAGTAGGGGCACTAGCAGTTGCTATAGGTGATGGAGTAGAACCAACTTGTTGCACCCAATTTGTTATATTTCTAGTAACGTTAGGGTTAGTTAATGCAGAAGAAACTCCGTTTAATAATTCTTGTTTAGCAGTTTGTTTCAAGTCTCTATCCTTAAATGTATAATACGCTGACCCTGCAGTTTTAATAGCACCTAGTATATTTCCCGAACCTATAGCTTCTAATGTTCCGCCCGCTGAATCTACTAATCCACCAGGGCCTAATATCTTGGCATTAGAATTAGGAATCGCAATAGGACTACGTCTTCTATCATAATTTTCCTCTGAACCGAAACCAGTAACAATATTATCGGGATTGTTGCCGTCTATAGCACCATAATTATAAACTACAGTTTCGTAGTCAATGGTCATAGTGTTTTGCATTATGCCACTACCTTCAGTATAATTATAAGTGTCATGATTAAACGCGGTAATGATTGGATTAATTAACGTATAAGCAGTAAAGTTATGTTGATAAAATCCAAAAACTTTTATATTTTTAAAAAAAGGAACTTTTTTATTTGATCCTGAAAAAGTATCGCCTAGATATCCCCAATCAGCACCGTTGATATCAGATTCGTATATGTTTCTATTATTATAGTTTACATCTCCGCCCGAAGCATTTCCTCTATTTCCTGAAAACATAACTTCAGGATTACCACCATCTCTATAATTATATCGGTAATAAGCTTCCCAAAGTCTAGTAATGTTACTACCATTATCATCATGAAATGTAATAGTAACAGGATCGTATTTTATTTTGGTTTGAATAACTCTTTTTCTGTTGTACTGATTTAATTGAACCGTATCAAATGTATAACTAGGTAACTTTATATCTTTGACTAACAAGCCGTAATTCTGTCTACTATCAACACCTGCATTTAAGAGTTCTGGATTTATTTCAAAGTATGTATGAAAAAGAAATTTATACTTGGGAGCATTTTCATAGGAATTTGGTCTAAATGTCTTAGATGCATGTGTGTAATCTCTTAAATAGTCACTGCCGAAGAACCCTCCGACAGCGCCACTTAAAAGATCCTGAAAAAATCCAGACATTTAGTAACCCACTTATACACTAGGTGTATTTGAACCTACACCAGTAGCAATACCTTGAGCTGAAGCATCAGCAACAATTCTACCAATACGTTGTCCAACACCAGCAGTACCAAGAGTATCGCCCTGAGTCTGAACTGCGTTATCATAAGCAATCGTTAAACCTATAGTAACTGCTTCACTTGTACCATAGTTTAAAGAGTTGTAGTTTGCTGATTTTAAAAAGCATCCGTATAATTCCCAATTTTCTAATACTACAGGAACTGCCGTGCCGTTGCCGCCATCTAATATTTGAACGTTGACTTGAAATTTATAGTCTTGTCCAGATGCTGCTGACGATTGTTCTACAAAATCCAACTGCTTCTGTAACTGCTGGCCTACTGCTTTTGCTACACTACCTGATGCGTCATCTCTGATATTTACAGTCATATCTGCCCAGGTGTGTTTGCCTGCAAGCTTAATTGTTGAGTTGTAAACTTGTAGGGGTATTTCAGCAAAAGACAAGTTGGGTCTTGAGCAATCTATTACTTGTTTTGTTAAACTTAATCCACCATCAACATCAACACCAAAGTTCAAGAAGTTAACTCTGAAACGGTATTGTAGTTTAGGCATCAACAAGCCTTGGTTGCCACCTGCGTTATCAGATGCAACTGTCATATTGAACAAACTGTTACTGGCTGTTGCCATTTTAATTCTCCTGTTTTATATATTTATCTTTAAAACTAGAAAGGAGTTTAGCCCTCTCTAGTTTTCTTATTTCTTACTGACCTGATAACTCACCTGTATTCAAGATACGAACCGGAATATAGATAAATTCAGCAGCTTTTACTGGCTCAATTGCTACATCCACATATAATTCGTTTCTGTCTATTCTAGCAGGAGTATTATTACTTTCATCACACACTACTAGATAATCGTAAATACCTCTTTTAGCTACTAGATCAACAAACAGTGTTTGAATTACACTTTGTATTTGCTGTCTAGTTAACGCATCATTAGGTTCAAATACAAACGGTCTAGCAGCTAGTGTTAACTGACGACGGACGTATGCTACCAATCTTGCTACGTTAATACGATCAAGTGCGCTTTGTGAATTAAAACTTGATTTATTACCATAGTTTAACAATCCATTACCAGTAAAGAATACTAATGGGTTGATAAAATTAGTGTATAGAACATCTCTAATTCCTATTCTTGTTCTAGTAGATTGGAATTCACCTGTTTGAGCATCTAAATAACCAATGCTTAATGCGTTATCAATAACACCTCTTCTTACACCAGCTGGAGCAAACCAAGGATAAGCAATTGAGTCATTGCGTAGTAATGTTCTTATCATCATGTGTGATGCTGGAACTACTACTTCGTTGCCTGCTAGATCATTAGTCAATCCAGCTGGATAGAATAGACCCATATAAGTGCTTCTAGTGACTAAACCTTCATCACCGGTAGAAGTTGCGCCAGCTGCATTAGTTGCCCATGCTTGAATTGCTGTAGCAGTTTCAGGTAATCTTAATGGTGTGTCACCGATAATAAATCCAGTTTCTCCTCTATCTGCGTTTAGTACAATCATGTTTGCTTGTAGTTCAGGATAGTTCGGAGTAGCAATCAAGTTAAAGAAGTTGTCTTCATCTCTGATAGCAGTATTAGTA